ATCGTACAATTATGATGCACCTTTTACAGAATGGTCTGAAGCTCCAGTTGCTTATTTATTAAAGACACCAGAGATTAAGTTGACACTTGATAGTGATAATAGTGAAATACTTTGCTGTTCTCGAAAGATGGAAGATTGGTCAGGATGGAATATTAGAAACATAGACATTCCTGCAACAACAACAAAATCCTTAGACAGACCAGATTGTACAAATTGTTATATGGTTTTCTGTAAAGAAGTTTCTATTGGTGAAACAGTATTGGAAAAATGGTCTGTAAGAAATCTGTCATCAGAGTCTATTGATGTTACAAACAGCAATGATGAACCTTGTAAAATAGTTCAATATTATAAATAAATGTATAGGAAAGTTAAATGCCAATAGAAGATAAAATTACTCTTGATAGAGCAGAACGTAAAATTGTCATAGAAAAAGTACAAGATACTACTCCTGTAATGGAGCAAAATAAAATATTTAGAAATCATGTTCCAGAAGCTCAAAGAGGAGACTTTCAGCGAATAGCACAGATACCACTAATTGCTTTACAAATACAGACTAAGAAAAAACACGGACATAGCAATTGGTACAAATTACAAAAAGATCAACAAATGGAAATCATTAAGTCTATGATTAATAGTAATGAGTTTCAAAATTTTAAAGTAGGAAGTAAGGGATTATAATGGCATTAAATACTTATTCAGGATTACAAGCATCTATTGCTAACTTTTTAGCTAGATCAGATTTAGGTACAGAGATTATAGATTTTATAGCATTAGCTGAATCTGAAATAAACAGAGAACTTAGAATTAGACCTATGGAAACTACAATTAGTTTTACTATAGATGCAGAAACAGAAGCACTACCTACAGGATTTTTAGGAGTTAGAAGTTTTTTTATTAATGGTACTAAAAAACAACCGTTACAGTTTATAACTCCTTATCAACAACATCAAACACAAGGGTCTAGTACAAGTGGTGTTCCTAGAGCTTACAGTATTGAAGGATCTAATTTTAGATTTAGTCCAATACCATCAGGTACACATACAGCTACAATAACATACTATAAGGGATTTGATGCACTATCTAATAGCAACACTAGTAATTACATATTAGCTAATCATCCAAATGTTCTTTTGTACGGAGCATTGTACCACGCATCTAATTTTATTAGAGGCATTGAACCAGGAGTTGTAGCACAATGGAAAGAACAGTTTGTAAATGGTATTAATTTGATTAATACTCAAGATGAAAAAGAATCTTATAATGCTACACCATTAGTACAAAGAACGGATATTAACCTTAACAATTTAGATAACATAAACTAATGCAAGTTCCTTTTGCAGAATGGCTGCCTGATTTACCTGATCATCTTAATCCTGGATCAACAGTAGCTAAAAATGTATATCCAGCTGTTAACAGTTATAGACCTTGGAAACAAATACAACAGCAACCAAATGTATCTGCAATCGCTACTAGAGTACATGGAGCTGCTGCTTTTAAAGATGATGGCGGTACACCGTATATATTTGCTGGAAAAGCTAATAAACTTTATAGATTACAAGCTAATGCATTTAATGATGTAAGTGGTAGTCAGACATTTATAACTACAGCTAATCATTATTGGGATTTTATTAAATTTGGAGAAGATATAATTGCGTTTAATGGCAATGAACCTCCACAAAAGTTTACTATGGGTACATCTAGCAACTTTGCTGCTATACCTAATTCTCCATCTTTTAGACACGCAGCTGTTGTAAATAATTTTGTTGTAACTGGATTTCAGGGTACATTTCAAAACAGAGTACAGTGGTCAGCTGTAAATGATGTTACTTCTTGGACAGCAGGATTAAATTTAGCTGATATAGAAGATTTACCAGAAGGTGGTGTAATTACAGGAATAACTGGTGGTCAATATGGTTTAATATTTCAAGAAAATAGAATAACTCGTATGGACTACCGTGGTGGTGCTATAGTCTTTTCTTTTAGAAGAATAGAAGATAATAGAGGAGCTGTACAAGGTAAGTCAGTTATTAAAGTTGGTAATGTTGTATATTTTTATTCTGCTGATGGGTTTTATGTTACTGATGGAAACTCATCTAAAGCTATAGGAAATGGTAAAGTAGATAGATTTTTTGCTAGTGATGTAAAAAAAGATTTAAGAGAAAGAATTAGAGCTACACATGATCCTGATAATAAATTAATTATATGGTCATATCCATCTGTTAATGTACCAGTTAATACACAGTTTAATGATAAAATGATTATATATCATTATGAAAGTAACAGATGGTCATTGGTAGAACTGAATCACGAATTAATTTTTAATGCACTATCTCAAGGTGCAACACTAGAACAATTAGACTCTCTTGCAGGTACAAATATTGATAACTTAACAGTATCATTTGATTCTGCTGGATATAGTGGTGGACTTCCATCTTTGAAAGTATTTGATACATCTCACTTCTTAGGTGATTTTAGTGGAGATAATTTAGAAGCTACACTACAAACTGGAGAGTCTGAGATAGCTCCAAATATGAGAGCTTTGGTTACAGGATGCAGACCAATAGTAGACACAGATGCTGCTAGAGGGTTTTTACTACACAGAGAAAAGGTTGCTAGTACCTCTACCACTGATGGACCATTTACAATGCATCCAACTGGCATGATACCTTTTCATAGGTCTGCTAGATATTTTAAAATTCAACTTAACATCCCTAGTGCAACTACTTGGTCAGATGCACAAGGATTAGATGTAGAAGCAATACAGGAAGGTTATAGATAATGTTGTTACAACCAGGACAAGGTATGGGTTTATTGGGTGCATATAACACAGGTTATACACCAATTAATCCACAAATGAATCATTATAATTCATTATTAGGTAGAATTAGTGGATTATCTTTTGGAATGCCATCAGGACCTATGGGACCAGTAGCTAACTATTTTGATGGTAATACTTTAATGTCAGGGTCAACAGGACAACCTGTATATAACTTACCAGCAGGAGCTGGACAGCAATACGGTACAACTCAGTCTTATATGGATACACTAGGTAGAATGCCTATAAGCTCTAATGAGGTTGTAAGTCCTTATATTTATTATAGACCAAATACCGATTTAGAAAAAATTCAACAAGGACTAGAAGATCAAAAAGCACAAGCTGTCCAAGAAGTAATGGGTTTTGGTAATGAAACACTAGGTGGTGGTGGTGATAATAACCCAAATGACGGTGTTAATTTAGCTAGAGAAGCTAGGATTTCTCGTGAAGTAAGTGATCATAATGCAGGATCAGCTGCTGCTGCTAGTGCAGCAAGTGCTGGTATGGGTGCATCTATGGGAATGGGAGAGGGTGGAGCTAATCACTGCTTTGAACCTAATACATTAGTACAAATGGCTGATGGAACAGAAAAGAAAATTAAAGAAATTAATTTAGGTGATCAAACAAAAGGTGGAGAAGTTACAGGAGTATTCCAATTTAAACCTACAGATGAAATACATGAATACAAAGGTGTAACAGTAGCAGGTAGTCACTTTGTGAAAGAAGATGGTAAATTTATACCTGTAGCTGATAGCCCACATTCTGTTAAAATAGATATTATACCTGTTGTTTATTCACTAGATACAAGTGATAGAAGAATATGGATTAATGATATTGAGTTTGCAGATTATAATGGTGATGGTATTGCAAAAGACTTCTTATACCATGCTGGAGCAGATTTAACTGGATTTGATCAAGAAGTATTAAGACAAGTTGAACATAGATTAATCTAATGGCTGAACAAAGAAATATAGATTATATATATCAAGACACTAATCAAGAAAACTTTCAATTAGTATCTGAAGATATAGTTAATACTTTAGTTAATATACAAAACCAACAAAATGCAGAGGTAGCAAATTGGTTTCTTGCATAAAATGTGATCATAACTGTCATTGTGGTAATAGTGGTCAATGTCCAATATGTAATTGTTTAAACTGTGAACACAATGCACTAGATGAATTTTGGAAAAATCTGAAAGAGGAAGAAAATGGCTCATGCATACAAGAATAAGAAAGTAGATTTTAATTCTACAAATGCTGTTGATATACTAGCACCAGCTACTAATACAACTGCTATAATTAAATCTATGCTTCTATCTGATGATGGAGGCGGTAGTAATTTTCTAATGAAAATTGTAAATGGTGCAGACACATTTAATATATTTAATGGTGGAACAATAGCATCAAACGGAACAACTGAATTGTTAACACATCCATTAGTTTTACAAAATGGAGATACTTTAAAAATAACAGCTGCAACTGCTGACAGATTACATTTAGTTATGAGTTATCTGGAGGTTTCATGATTGAAGCTGTATATATTCCAAGCGAAAATATTAATGATTGTTGGAATCTTGTTGATCAACATATTTCTAATGCGTTAGAACGATCAGGCAATCATTATAACTCAAGTGACATACAAGATAAATGTTCAAAAGGTGAAATGCAACTTTGGATTGGTTGGGATAATACTAAACCAAAAGATGATGCACACTACGCAACTTGTGTTACTGAAATCATTGTAAGACCAAATAGTAAAACATTTAGTATTTTTATTATGACAGGTCGTAATATGAAAGACTGGGTACATAACTTAGATAAGTTAGCAGAATTTGCTAAATCCAGAAACTGTACTCATTTTGAAGCTGTAGCTCGTCCTGGATGGGAACGAGTACTAAAGCGTTTTAATTTTAAGAAAACTCATGTATATTTAGAGAGGAAGTTATAATATGTCTAGAGGCGGCGGTAACGATACCAAAGAAACAACGACTAAGGCGGAACCATACGGTCCTTCCGAACCCTATTTACAGGATATAATGAATGAGGCTGCAAACCTCTACACATCAGGTACTGGTATGCAGTATTATCCTGGATCTACTGTTGTTCCTATGTCAGGACAAACACAAGCATCATTAGCTGGTCAGGAAAATTTAGGTTATGGAATGATGGGGGGATCTCCATTATATAGTCAATCTGCTGATATTATGTCTGGTTATGCTGGTGGACTTGCACCATCTACATTTGCTGGTGGACAGTCATTAGCTGATTATAGAGATGTACTTGCTGGTCAAGCTATGGAAAGTGTACAAGATCAATTTGCTGGTATGGGTAGAACTGGAGCTTCGCCTCAAGCTCAAGCTGCTGTTGCTAATCAGTTTAGTAGAGCTTATGTACCAACAGCATTACAATTTAGAGAAGCTGAACTTGGCAGACAACAACAAGCTAATGCATTAGGACAAGCTCAACAGCTACAAGCTGCTGGTATGTTACCTGGCATTCAACAAGCTATGGATCAAAGAGCTATGATGGGTACTAATTTACTTGGCAATGTAGGACAACAAAGAGAAGGCTATGCTGGTCAGTATCTACAAGAAGATCTACAAAGATATCAGTTTGAACAAATGGCTCCATATCAAAGATTACAACAATATGCTGGTACTATACTTCCTATTGCAGGACAGTTTCCAATGACAACTATGACACAACCTGTACCTAGATATAATGCTCTTACAGGAGCTTTAGGTGGAGCTATGTCAGGAGCTAGTATGGGAGCTTCATTTGGTAACCCTATGTTAGGTGCTATGGGTGGTGCAGCACTAGGATTCTTTAGTGATCGTAGATTAAAAGAATCTTATAGAGTAGTTGGTAAATCACCATCAGGTATTAATATATACCAATTTAAGTATAAAGGATCAGATGACATTTACGAAGGTGTAATGGCAGATGAAGTACCATATGCTGCTTATGAAAACGAACATGGTTAT